TTAAGAACCATACTGAGTTACTAACTACAGTACAAAATAAATTGTACTTATAATTACTCCTGTTCCTTGCTCTTGATGACATAGTGAATGTTACACTCTGTAAAAAAGACAACAACAATAAAGTTAGTAGTTGCATTACACTAAGTCCATATTAACTTGTTCCCATTCACAGGTGAACCCACAGTCTGTTGGTAAATCTCGTTTGAAGTTACCCCTGTTAGGGTCTAGCTCATCAAGATATACTGCACCTTCTCTACCTTTGTTTACTGCGTGTCCTATTTCTCGTTCTAGTTCTGCCATCCTGTTAAAGTGTTCTGGAAAATCTTTTCTTATAGCGTTCCAATAACCCATACCACCCTTAACACAACCTATACAATTATTGTTTGAATAACCTAATTCATACATACGAGGTAGTTTTAACCCTGTTGATGTAAACCAATTTAAACATTCTTTTTTAGTAATTTTATTATCTACTAATATAAAATCTGTATCTACTTCGTTATTAGAATCAATAAACCTATCAACTCTATTTTGCTCTTCAACAGTATAACCAAAAACCTGAACATCACCTTCTTTTTGATATTTTTTTCTTTGGTCTTTCTTTAAAATCATTGTACATGGCGCACCTTGTACACCTTTAATAAACTTTCTTTTTCTAAACACATTGTAAATGGAATAGTCCATTGATTCATCACCAATAACTTTAATTGGTATGCCAGTTGCAACCTGGTAGTCTTTAACCAACTGCATATTATCTGGGTGTTCTTCTCTAACACGACAGTAAACAGCTTCCATCCTATTACCATATTTTTTATGGGCAAGATAGGTAGCATAAGAACTTGCAGCCCCACAACTAAACCAACTAATTACTCTTGTACCTAGAAATAGATTTAGTTGTTCCACTAATGATCCTTAAGAAATTTTATTTTATCTGCGTATCGTTGTTTAGCACGTTCAGTTTTTAGCTTGCCCATGCTTCGTTTGAGTTTACGAATTTGCTTTTCGGTATCAGTTCTGTGGTTAGGGTGAAAAGGAAAGTGTTCGTAATCTCCATTCCAGTGATCGATAACAGCTTGTAGAAATAACACTGGGTTGTATCCTGATCTTTTAGCCCAGTGTTTAATCCTACCTTCAATCGAGTTACAGTTCCTGTGCAGCACAGCTCTAACTCTTCCTGAATCATGGCAGTGGTCAAGTGCATCCTGACCTTTGTAAATTTTTTTAGTGCAAAGAACGCACTTGCCATTTTGTTCCAATAACAGTTTCTTTCGATAGCCCCGTACTTCTTTAGGCTTTAGGCGCATAAGTTTCACTCAATGGCTTTCTTAATATCCACAACAACTTACAATTTAAAATAAAATCTTCTTCAGTTCTATCTCTTTTAAGATATTCATTCAAACAGAACTCTTTGCAATCTTTAGTTGGTACATCAGCTAATAACTTTAAAGCAGTTTTGTTTCCAATTCCTTTAAGGCCAATAATATTATCAATTGAATCACCAGTAAGAACTTGTTGCCAAAAGAACCTTAACCCTTGGTCAGGTGAAACTTGATACACAGATGTTTTATTCCAATTGTAATGGCTTCCAGGAATCATATCTAAATCTTTATCTATAGTGCAGATAATGGTTTTTCTTGGATCTTGGCACTGAGCAATACCCAAAGCATCGTCAGCCTCTATATCAGTACAAAGTTGAGCATTGTATTTACTAATTAAATACTTTTGAATTTCAGGTATTAGTACTGGTTTAGGGGCATCTGCTCGATTGGCTTTATAGATAGGTGATAGTTTAAAACGAAAACATTCACCTTTAGTAAGGTACACAGAATAGCTAGTAGCACCAGAGGCTTTAACTATACCGTCAATCATTACTTTGACTGAATGTAAGCAATTAGCTATTGGGTCAACATCAACCCTTGAATGAGTTAGTCCTGTTTCTTCTAGTACAGCTTTCTTGGATCTTAACTCAGGATAATGTTGTGTTTCTTCAGTTTCTAATGCAACAACTTCCATACCGGCAAGAGACTTACGAACAAAGAACTCTTGCTTGCCGTCAGTGTAAACATCACGTTGGCAAGCAAAAGCTATAGCGTACTTTGGTATGTCTCCATCAATTAAGGCGTGCATTAGAACGGTACATCATCATCAAACATTTCTTCTTTTTCAGGTTCAACTGGGGCTTCTTTCATAGGTTTAACACTTATGCGATTAGTAATAAACCATGCTGGCAAACCAAATGTAGCTGCTTGTGCAGGGTTGTTTTCATCTTCAACATCACCTGTACAACCGTCAGTAACTAAACCTTCTCCTACAGCTGCTTTGTACTTACTAGGTATAGGTGATATAGAAGAAATGTTATCATAAGTCCTATCAGAGTTTTCACCCTTACCTTGAACGTGTACTACTGTCACATTACAAGGTTCGTCTATTACTGCATCCCAGTCAGCTATTACACCTTCTGTTGCTGAAGTATCAAAGACTTTATAGAACTGTAACTCTTTACCTTTCTCAGTCATTTGGTGAAAGATATTAAAAGCACTAGTCCACAACAATCGTGGTTTAGTTTCTCCATCAATCTCTATTGTTTCACCAACAATTTCAATACCTAAAGCAAGTTTTTGTACGTTAGGTTTAACCTCACCTTTGTACTCATTAGTGTGTAAGCCCAGGTCAGCAACGTAACGCAACCTACCTTCATGCTCCCCAGCTTCTAGATTGGGGATTGGGTCAAGGTCGTTCTTTTTGCTTACTTCACCAGTACGTTTAATAGCCATAATATTTTCCTTTAGTTGTATTTTGGAACTGTATCATTATTAATACAGAATGTCAAATTAGTGGATTTCAGAATAATTATTTCCGTATTCCACGTCTATATCTAAGTCTCTATTAAGACCCAGTTCTAGATTTACTTTTTGTACACAGTCTTTAAGATATTTGGTAACACCTTTCCTGTACCCTTTAGGTATCTCAATAATAATTTCATCGTGAAACTGTGCTATTAATTTTACATCTTTTTTAAGAATTTCTTGCAGCCACTTGTCAAAACAGTACGTGGCCATGCCTTGATTAAGGGTGCTAAAAACATCCTTAGAGTTTCTGAGTACATACCAAAACTTAGAGCAAGGGTTCAACAACCAGGTCATGCCGTTAACTTGTTTGGTAGTTTGATCTTCTTCAATAGCTTTTAAACTCCAGTTACGAGACCAATAAGCATCCTTAAGAATCTTGCCCTCTGACAATGAAACCCCAGCACCTCTAGCTATAGTTTCTGCACCAGCTTTGTAAGTACTAGCATAGTTAGTAGTCTTACCTTTAAACCTCTGGGCTGATAGATATTCTTTAGTATCTTTACTAAAATCTCCTTGCTTGTAAGCATCGGATTGAGCTTGTGTTAAAAAACCAGCTTCAACAGCAATATCTAAATGTGGGTCATATCCTGGAACATTCATCTGGGCCACGTAATCGGGATCAAATGGCATCATTAGCGATTGCTTAGTCCGATCTTCAAGGGACTGCATGTCTGAACCACATATTTCGTTGCCTGCCCTGGCTGTAAGCAACGACCTTATTTCTAAGCCATATTTTTTACGAGAACTAGGAAGATTAACGCAAACTTGATGCTTAAAACGAAGGGTGTTTGTAAGCCCTTGTACAGCTGCTACAACAAACCCATCTACTTCAGCTGTAAGTAACCCGGATACTAATGCTTTACGGTGGCTGGTTATGCCCAAATCTTCCAAGTGACTAAGTTCAGGGTGGTCTTTGACTAGTTTGAGTACACTATTACATAGTTCATCATCTTTTTTTATCTGAGGCACTGCTCTTTTCTTTGAGTAACCACGTTCATCTTCACCATCATCAACATACTTAAATGTAATAGGTTTCCACCCTAAACTGTTTAACCAATTCTTAATTTGAATAGGGCTAGTAGCTTTAGGTGGGTTGTAACCATTTTCTATTTTGTGTTCTTGTTCACTGTTAAAATCAATATTAAATTTAGTACAGATTGCATCCCACTTCTTACCTGAAAATGAAAGGGTTCCATCAATCCTAAAAGGTTTTTTAGGTTTAGTAACTTTACGAAATACTTGTACATCTGGCATTGCTTTTTGAAGTAATGTTAAAGCTTCTTGCTGCTTTTCAGTTAACTCAGAAAGTAATGCTTTAGCAGCCGGTACATCTAGCTTCCACTTGTTATGCTCTTGTAAGGCCGAGCAATGCATCTTAAAGTTAAGGTAATCTACCAGAGGCCAGTATGCCTCTTCTCCGTATAACTCCGTCAAAAAAGCTGTTATACGCTCCCACAGAAGGGTATTAATTTTAACGTCTTCTGTGCAGCGGTGAACGTACACTGAAATAGGTTCAGATACCCAGTCCACAACCTCTGGTTTTGGTATGCCAAATTCAACACCCCAAAACTCTAGACCATGCCTGTTTCTGTTTGGATACAAATACCAACTAAGTGCTAAAGTATCTACTATTTTAGCTTTTATTTTAATACCAAGAATATTTTCTAGAGCTATTAAATCATAGCGAATAAAATTGTGTCCTACGATACTATCATTTTCAGTCAGTGCGACTAAGAACTTCCGCATTGCACTGTAATCAGTAAAAGACTCCAAGCCTACAACCATACAATGTATTAGTGTAGGTGTTAACGAGTCACATTCTATATCTATAACATACTCAGACACTAATTATTCTCCCATGATTCTCGTGATAGCCCAGCTCTTTGTAAACAGATTTAGCTTTAGCTACAGCGTCAAGTTTAGATTTAAAAATACCACAATATGTTTCTCCAATAACAACTTTCCAAGCCTGTTGTTTTTTGTTCCAAAATACACCCACAGTCCCAGAGGTATTGTTCTTATTCAGGGCTTTGTTCTTTAGATTCTCAGTTCTAGTAACGGCCCTCAAGTTATTTATCCTATTGTCGTTTTTTATTCCATTAATATGATCTGTATCGTTTTTAGGGGATTCCCCGTGAACATATAACATCGCCAGTCTGTGCGCTTTGTAGAGTTTACCAAATAACCCTATAGATACATATCCCCCTGGGCTGTGAGATGTCCCTGCAATGCTTCCTACACTAACCCTATTACTTGTTGGTACTTTCCAAGCAAACACCCCAGTCTCAGGATCGTAGTTTAAATACTTCTTCAAAGTCTCTTGATTTAACATTTTATGTCCACCACTTTCTTATAATTTCTATTAAAATCGTTTTGGCTCAAGATATTCAGTAGTTTCTGTGTTGTAGAACATATCAACAGACCCGTAGTTTCCCCAGTCACGACAGTACAATATCTTCAGTTTGCTGTGGTTTCGTTCTTCCTCTGGGCAAGCATCACTGCGATCTCTCTCGATTCCAAGGCCCAGATTTGACCATTTCTCGCAAGCACGGCTGCCAGAATATTCTGAACTCAAAACCTTGCCACCTTCTTCATGAGATTTTGCACCCTTCATTTTAGGATTTAAATGGGTGAAAGCAAAAATAGTAATTGGGTACTTGTTAACAAGATCAGCCATATCCGTTAAAATTAAATTAAGTTCATCATTGCCTTCTGAAGAAGTAAGCCTAGAAACTAATGCACTTAATGGATCTAAGAAAAAATGTTGTATACCGTCTAATAAATATTGTTCTTCAATAGCTACACGAATATCTTCCCAGTCCCTTGACCCGGCTCTGTCATACAAAGAGATTTTTCCCTTGAACTTATTCAATGTGTTCCTGAGTAGGTCATCACAGTACACGTTGTCCGGCTTTAAAAAGTTAGTTTTAGCTTCCTTTGAAGCCACTTGTTTAAGTGTCTTTATAGGGTGTGCTTCAAGATCATACACGCCAACCTTTTTACCATGAAACATAGTTAAATGGTGTACTAACTGGTTCTTAAACTCAGATTTGCCCTGCTTTGGTGCTGCTCCAAGGATAACTATATTTGATTCGCGTATGCCATAGGTAAGGCGGTCTAGGCTAGGCCAAGGATAACTAAGGCCCATCACTGGGCGAACTAATGCTGCCTCAATCAAAGCATCATCAACTGAAATAGTTTCCCCTAGACGCTGTATCATAGAGTCCCAAACCGCTGCTTGGTACAACTCTTTGCCTCGACCGGCTAATAGCATACAATTAGCGTCTTTAAGTGGAAGCTTGCAAACTTTAAAACTGGGAAAAGATTTTAATATATCTTTAGTCACTTTTTCTCCAGCTTTATCGTTATCCAAAACTAGCACTACTTCTCGATACTTCTCGATAAAACTACGATTATTAATAATATCTTTATGTCCACCTGATGCACCACGTGTAAGACTAACAACAGACGGTAAATAGTTTTGATACTTAGGTGCTGTGTTTTCAACTATGCATTGATACAAAGCCATAGCATCACAACGGCCCTCAGTAATAAACAGCTTATTAGAGCCATGCTTTAAAGCTATTTCACGACCCCAGAGATCGACAGCACCACGTCTATCACCAATACTAGAGAATGATTTCTCTGCAACTGAGCGTACTTCATAGCCTGTAAGCTTGCCTTGCTTAGTGTCGGGATAATAGTGTTTGCTTATCTTGCCGGTTGCTTCATCAAACTCTAGCTTTACGCCAAACAAAGCAACTGTTTCTTTTTTTAAACCCCTGTCTGGAATACCAACAGAAGGCAGCTTATTGTAATCGTTTAAATTAAAAATCTTAGGTCTTACAGGTACAGATTTTATAGGTGTTGTAGCACTGGTCATAGGGTCAAATTTCTCACATGCAAAACAATAACCATTTGTACTACCGTCTGTCTTTTCAAATATTTGCTTGCCGTCATTGCTTCCACATGATTCGCAGCTAATTTTATAAACCGGTGTGCCTGACTCCATTATTTACCTCTGGGTTGTTTAATTAAAATATCATTAATATAAAATTCTGATTCTCCGTTTTTAAAAGGGGCATCGTTTGAATTATCACGCTCTTGAAGCTCTCCGCATTGTTCACAACTTAAATAAATTTCACCTAACACTGTAGCCATGTGGCCTGCACATTTATCGCATTGCATTTTATTCTCCTTTTTTATTACGACAACGATACAAGATAGTAGTTCATTAAAAATAACGATAAAAAATAATGAACTTTAATAAATTGTTTTTGTCCAATAAAACATACTAACTTAATAACTTCTTAGTAATTCTTAGTAAAATAAAAATTTAAATAATTAAATACTAAGAATAACTAAGAATATTAAAAGGAAACTTTCTTGTTTTTATAATTACAAGAAACATAAACTATTTCATTAACTTTAAATTCTTCTTTTAAACTTTCTATTTCAGATACAAGTGGACAAGCTTCTACTTTAAAACTTGCCACTTGCACATTTCCTTGAAGCATTACAATAATTATTAGTTCAAACATAAAACCACCATTAGCTCATCATTTTACTAATTTCAGCTTGTAGCTTGTTTTGGTCAATATACATAGCCATCACCTGGTGTCTGCCACCTCCATTAGTTCCTGATTTAATATCAAAGTGCTTAAAAATCCTAGCAGCCGTAGTTCTTACAGTTTGCTCTGTTTTATTGCACTTCTTAGCCATTTCAGCGTATGAATCGCCTAATAACATAAATACTAAGACTTCTTGTTTAGCTTTACTTAATTTTTTCATCAATTTTCCTCGTTTGTTGGGTTAGGTATCAGTCCAATCATTGTGCCTTGTACTGTTTTATGTGCATTCATTAAATCTTTTGCTTCATGTAAATGAAGATCAGCTTTTAAAATTTTTACAGGATCTTGTAACGAATACAAAACAACTGCATATAATTCATCCATGATTATCCCTCTCTCATCATTTCAGTAATTTCTTCTTCTAACTTGCTTTTGTCAATAAACAAAGCCATCAAAGAAGTGTGGCTATTAACATCAAACTTATCAAACAAAGCTCTTATGTGCTGTCTTACAGTACGGAGCGTTAACCCCATCTTGTTTTGAACCTGTGCATTGCTACAACCCATCAACAAATAAACAAGACATTCTTGCTGACGCTTAGTTAGTTTGTTTGGATTTTTTGCAGTATAATAATGGAACCATGTATTACTATTCATTTTTATCTCCCATCATTACATCAATAGATTTTTGTACCTTAATAGGACACAGGTGGTCTTGCAACAAATGTTCCTTGTTACGATAACCCAAGAAACGATAAAGACCCTGTAGCTGCGCCCTGACAGTTCCTATACCTGTTTCCATCTTTTCAGATATCATTTTGTTATTATTGCCACACAAAATATAAGTAAAAATCTCTTGTTCTGCGGGTGTTAGGTGAGTCTTCTTCTCACCTTTTAATTTCCTTATATGATTCATTATCTACTCTCCCAAATTTGAGTAGCTTCTTGTTGCAGCTCTTCTGATAACCCATTAAAAATTTTCATTATGGCTTGGTATTGATCGTGGCCTTTTTGCCAGATTTTATGATCATCACTCATAGTGTAATAAACATCGTGTTCAGTAACTAATTGCTGAAATTCTGCCAGTTTATCGTTCATTACAACACCTCTTTTTCAGCTTGATTTTGTTCCAAGGCGTACTGGTTGCCAAACCCTGTTTGGTAATGTCTATTACGAAGAAAATCTGGGTTTGATCTACCGTTTCTTTTACAATCTTCTTGTCCTAATAAATAATCCTGCACAGAAATAAAACTGAGCATCGCTAGCTTGTGTTCATCTTCTAATGCAGCCAGTTTTAATAACATAGCACTATTGTAAAGGTTGTTTGCTAAATCTTTAATTTCCATTTTATTTACTCCATTTTTTAATTATTTTATTGGCCTTCTCTTTAGACTTAGAGTCGCCTCTAGCCAATATTATAGCTTGTTTAAACTTTTTATCGCGCTTTTTTCTTAAAGAATTCCATTTACTCACGTTTATCACCTCTTGGCACTCTGCCTGTAAGCTTAATTAAGATCAAATCTACACACTTGGAAGCGTTCCAAGCTAGGGTAGGATGGTTGGGGTACTCAAACAGCATAAAAGGCACGTTTAATCGCCATTCACGCCTCTCATCGTTACGCCTCTCAACCATTTTCTTTAATCCCCTTAAATATATGACAAATAACGTCTGCCGTCCAAGAGTTGCCCAACATCTTATAACGCTGAGTATTAGAAACACCCTCAGTATATCCATCAGGTATAGTCTGCAATCTTTCGCATTCTAAAGGTGTTAGCTTTCTATAGGTGGTTTCTGATGTACTTACTTTAGGATTACAAGGTCTCTCAACATGACCTAAAGCATAACCATGAGTCCCCGCGCATATAGTAAAAGACTTCTGATTAATATCGTGGATTGTATTGGCTTGAGATTTATATGTAGTGTTTAACATATTAGAATGTTTTCCACCTGCTTTTTGATGTCCTGAATTAAAAGACTGATCTGGATTACTTTCAAGTATATCTTTTAACAATATGCCTTTGTCTTCTGGCTGCAAAATTCCTGGAATATTTGTCCAGTACAGTCTAACCCTATTTTGTGCGCTTACTAGGCTAGAATTGATTTTAATAGGCTGAACGCCTAATAGATCACTAATAATATCTTGATATTCTTGCTTCATTCTTACGTTTTCAAGTAAGAAATACTTAGGCTTGCACTCTTTAAGCAGCCGAAAGTATTGATAAAATAGAGAGCTTCTATCACCTTCTAAGCCTTTGCCCTTTCCTGCAAAGGATAAATCTTGGCAAGGACTACCACCAATAAGCAGGTCTATTTTAGGTAGTATTCCTTGCGTTAAGTCTTTAACATTTCCCATTTGAAATATAGGATAATTTTTATTTGCTATCTTGATAGCGTACTGATCAATTTCACTAGCAAAATAGTTATCTACTTTTATGCCTGCCCTCTCAAGGGCTATATTGCCGCATGAGAGACCATCAAATAAACTTAATACGTTCATGTTTTATGCTCCTAGCAATAACGCTGCCCAATCAATCGTTAACAATGCAATCAAACCGATACAGATTGCCCACTCTTTAACAGAATATTCTTTTAATAGTTTCATATTTTAAACCCTCGCTCTTTAAGTAATTGAAATATTACGCAGCTCCATAAGCTAAAACTAAAAACAAACGATAGCACAACAAGTGCGTCTATTGTATCCATATTTTAAAGCTCCTTTAAAAATTCTTTAGAAACAAGACTATCTTCAGATAAATAGATAGTATTTTCTGTTTCGGTATTTCCGCAATGCGGACAGGTATCAACAAAACCATTTATTTTTTCTGAATAAATATCATTACATTTTAAACATTCAACAATTTGTATTTTATCCATTATTATAATGCTCCAATTTAAAAAGTTTATCGGGTAGTACTCAAAAGAATACTACCGAAAAAACCCTCTTTTTTAGTAAGTTAAAGCTAATCTTTTAGCTTGTTGAATTTCAATATCGTTTAAACATTCAGCTAATAACTCAGCAAAATAAAGAGCCTCTTGGCTTTTTTCATCGGTTGGAGCTTTTATTGTTAAATGCAAAGCTAATGCAAGAGCT